TGAGTGCGAGTTCGTCGAGTCGGTCTCGAACATCTTCAATCCAGAAGCTATCAAAGCATGTAGAGAGCGAGGAACCTATTTCGCAGAGCGAGGAAAGGTTTATCCGAATTGTACTGTGGCCGTGGACATTGGTAAGTCCGTTAATAGCACTGTTATTAGCGTTTGGGCCGTCGAGAAAGCAGCAGAGGGAAATATTGCAAGGCTTATATCCTTGGAAGAAATCAATCCAAGAAGTGGCGGACACGACATTCCATATCAACGTCAGCGTATCACTGACACTGCTTCAGATTTTGGTGCTGAGCGTATTATTATTGACGCTACTGGAATTGGTGGTGCGATTGAGCAAGACATAAGAAAAACCTGCTATGAGGATGGAAGACATTTTATACCTTTCGTTTTTACTGGTGGACCAAAGGGTACTAAAACCCAAGCATATAGAGATTATGTATCTTTTATACAACAAGGTATAGTAAAAATACCACATCCTAAAGATTTAGAACCAAATGATGCTAAATTAGTAAATAAGTGGATAAGAGAACACTGTGAATTAGAATATGTGATGGATGCAGCGCAAAAAACAGAAAGAATAGCTGCTCCAGATGGTAAACATGATGATTATTGTGATAGTTCAGTAATGGGAATACATGCATGTTTGTCAATGTCTCCAGCAAGTGCGACATTTGCAAGTACTAACTTAAGTAAAAACATGTCTAGACCTACGCAAAACACAGACGTTCCTTCTATTTTTAGGACCGGAAAGAGGGAAAATACCCTAAATAAACGTATACCCGGAGGATTATGAGCGAAAGCTTTATATACTCTGTTTATATAATAGGAATTGATAGCTATGGCTCTACGTGATTATTTGCCTTGGAATAGGCGTAAATTTGCGTCGGTGGGGTCAAACCCGCCATTTGCAGAAAATGAACCCCGAGACTTCGGTGCTGGCGTTATAAAACGCATTCAGCTTCAGAAAGATAACGGTATGTTTGGTTCTGCATACGAAAAGCAAATAGGAGATGCAAGAACGTACATGAATGTGTACCTAGCTGACCCTATTGTTAAAACGCTTATTGATTTACCGTGTTTATATGCGGCCAAGGATGGTTACGATATAGTAACCGATAATGACGAAGAACGCCAAACTATCACTAAATTGTTTGATGAGATTAATATTGACCAGTTATTATATGGTTGGTTAAGGAATGGTCGTATCTTTGGTACTGGTTATTTAGAATTTACAGGAGACAACCTTATTTTAAGGTCTTCACTAAATATGAACGTACAGAGAGCAGCCAATGGTCAAATAATGCATTATTACCAAGATTTAGGTAACGAAGAAAACTCAGTGAGGTTTGAAGAAGATGAAATTATCGAATTTAAAAATAACCCGTTCGATGATTACGCTTATGGTTTATCTGACATTCATCCAATTCTTTATTTGGTTGACCTTAAAGATTATGCAGAACGGGATATCGGTGCTGCTCTCAATAAATACGCTAATAGTCGCTTTGATATTAGCTGCGGACTTCCCGATATGCCTTATAATGCTGACAAAATTAATGAAGTGGTGGCAGCATTCAACGGATTAGAACCCGGTGAAGATATTATACACGGTAATGATATTACTGTTAAAGAATTACAAGGTACACAAAGAGCTTTCGAGTATGGAAAGTACACAGACGATATATTAAAGAAGATACACATAGCTTTAAAGGTACCTATTACAATGTGGGAAAAGCCAGAACAGGCAAGACCTATATTCGAACCTTATGTTAAACACTTACAGTCGGCTATTGAATCAGCTATCAATGCACAGTTGATGCCACAATTAGAAAGTGGTGAAGCTAGATTTAAGTTTAGACAAATCAATGTAGATGACGCATTTGTTAAAGCAAAGACTGATATGGTTTATTTATCTGAAGGAGTTCTATCACCTTCAGAGGTAAGAATGGAAAGAGGTTTGAATCCAGATGGAATAGAAGAAACACAAGACACAGCAGAGAATGTGAACTTATCTGGAGGAAAAGACCAAGACAAGATAGAAGAGTCTGCAAGGACTGAAAACAGAGATGGTAACAAACCATCTGCAAATACAACGGGGGATAGAAAAGATGAGTAAAGATTATGCCTATGAGCATTGTTTACTAGAAACAGCGCCACGACTAAAAAAGCGTGGCCACGAGAACTACCAAGAACTAGCATCTAACTTATGTAGGATGAGAGTTGACACAATGCCAGATGAAGAAGCTGGCCGACAATTTGCAAGTAACGCAAACCTATCTGACCATTTGTTAGATGGTACTAGAAGGTCCTTTGCAATGGAAGTGTTTGGAGATGTAGCTCTTGTTGACGATTATCATGAATTTCCAGTCATCGCAATAACATCAGGCCCCCACGATGAAGAAGGTGACCAAAAAGTTTATATAGAACCCACTATACTAAAAGATAATATAGAAGCTTTCAACGAGCTTCCGGTTTACTTTAACCATCAACGTACCCCCGACGATTTGTTGGGCATGGCTATCAACCCGGAATACGTAGAATTAGATGATGGTTTACAAGCTGTGAAGCTTATGGCACGCATTCATAAGGATGCAAACAAAGCAAATGAAGTGTTGGAAAAAATAGAAAATGGCGACATGACTCATGTCTCTATCGACTGGCTTTCCAAAGATGTAGATGTCTTAGGAGAACCATTTGCAACGGACATCCGTCCTGTCGAGGTGAGTTTCATTGATAATGAGACTCGTACA